GACGGCGTATGTCCGCACCCCGCCGACCTCCATGCCGATCGATCCGGCCGACGAGCTCAAGGCGCTCTGGGAGTCGCTGTCGCCCGCCGATCAGCAGCTCGTGCTCGAGTCGCAGGCCGCGGCGAAGCGGAAGCTCATCGAAGAGAAGATGGCCGCGCTGCCGGCGGATCGGCTCGCGGCGCTGCTCGAAGCCGAAGCGGCGCGCGCCGGCGGGCAGAAGAAGAAGGGGGCGGCATGACGGAGTTCCCCAAGTTGATGTGGCAGGCGGACGGCACGGAAATCACCGTGCATAGCCTCGACGATCAGGAAGTCGAGCTTGCGGCCGGATCGCGCCTGACGCCGGCGCCGGTCGAAGCCCCGCCGGACGAAGTCCCGGCCATCTTCGCGCCAGAACAGGCGCCGCTGGTCGAGGGCGAAGTGCCGGACGAGCCGGAGACGGCCAAGAAGCGCGGATCGAAGAAGAAGTAGATGCTCGTCCGCACCCTCGGCAAGAACGCGCTGCTGGAAATCGGCATCCTCTACCCGGAGGAAACGCCGTCGGCCGTCCAGTTGGCGCAGGTCTTGACCATCACGCAGCGGATGATCGACGCATGGGCGGCGGACCGGCTCACGCTCTCGCAGCAGCTCCGCACGACCTTCACGCTGGTCAGCGGCACCAGCACGGTCACGGTCGGCCCGGCGGGCGATGTGCCGATTGCGCGGCCGATGTGGATCAACGCGATCAACTACCTGATTCCGACCTCATCGCCAGCCGTCGAAGTGCCGATCGGGCTGATGGACGAGGACACCTACGCGGGCATCGCGATCAAGGGCTTGCAGTCCGCGTATCCGCTCCAGGCGTTCTACCAGACCGACATCGCGACGGTGTTCGGCAATCTGTTCTTCTGGCCGCAGGTCACGCAGAACGTCGACATCGCGCTCTATACGCCGCAGGCGGTGGGCGTGCCGACCTCGCTCAATACGGACCTCATCGGGCCGCCGGGGTATCTCGATGCGTTCCACTACGACCTGTCGTTGCGGCTCTGCACGCCGTTCGGGGTGGCGCCGCCGCCGCTACTGACGGGGCTGGTCGCGAAGGCGTATCAGGCGATGACGCGGCCGAATGTCTCTCCGGGGTTGCTTGCGTTGGACCCAGCCGTCGCGCCCGTGGGCGGCGCTGGCTATAACGTGCTCACTGACCAAGTGCAGTCTTCGAGGTAAACGCATGGGTCCGTATACGCTGGTTCCCGGCTCTCCGATGCAGTTGCAGGGTGCATCGGGCACAGGCGCCATCACCGGCACCGGGGGCGTGCTGGTGCTCAACGGGCAGTGCGCCCGCGTGACGTTCGTGGTGGAAGCGACGACCGGCACGACGACTGGCGCCGTCTCGCTTGAAGAAGCCTATTGGGTGCCCGGCACGCCCGCCTATGCGGGCATCTGGAGCCAGATTCAGTCGGTGTCGGTGACGACCGGCGCGCAGACGGTGGTGCATGTGCAGGCCTCGGCATGGGCGGTGCGGGCGCGCATCACGACCGCCATCGGCGCGACCGGCACGGTCAACGTCTGGGCGTGGGGGAACTGATGCGGAAGATTGCCGCCACCGTTTTGCTCTGCTTCTTTGGCGCGACCCTCGCTGCGCAGACGAGCATCTTCGTCTGGCCCGGCACGAACAGTTTCCCTGGCACGGCGAACATCACGACGCTGAACACGACGACCCTCTGCCTCGATGTGACGAACTTCGATACGTGCCTCTCGCGTGATTCGGCGGCCGTGCTGGCGCTCAAGAACGGCACAACCGCGCAGGAGTTCCGCGTCTACGGCACGACGACCGGCTCGAAATACACGTCCATCACGAACGATGGCGCGTCGGCGGTCATCGATGGCGTCGGCACGTCGCTGCTGCTGCGCAGTCCGCTCGGCACCGTCTCACTGACGGCGGGCAGCGGCAACATCCAGATCGTCACGGGCAATAGCCTCATCTGGCAGACGGACAACGCCACAGATATCGGCGGCACAGCCGCAAATCGCCCGCGCACGGGCAATTTCGGCACGTCGGTCATTGCGCCGACTGTCTCGGCGGCTAATTATCGAGGCTCTGGCACAGGGACATCCGTCGCGAATGTCGGGGCTAATTCCTGTGGCACCACGACCGCCACTATTGCCGGGAATCAGGTCAGCGGCGTCATTACGGTAGGGGCGACCTCTGGCACGCAATGTCGCGTGACGTTCACCACCGCCGCGCCCGTGGCGAGAGATTGCACGGTCACAGATTCCACCACGACCATCGCCACTCGCGCGACGGTGGTGGATGTCTCCAATACCGATTTCCTTGGGGCGTTTGTGGCGGGCGACAAAGTGACGTTTGTTTGTATGACTAGGTAATGCTTCAGTCATGACAGCGAGTGAACGGTAATGCGCTATCCTGGCTTTGTCGGCCCGGCGTATCAGTCCTCGTCCTATATGGCCGGGAACGAACGGCTCGTGAACTTCTACGTGGAGAAGAATGAGACGCCGAACGCGAACACGCCCTATTGTCTGCTGCCCACGCCTGGCTTTGAAACCGTCGTGACGGTGCCGGAGGGGCCGATTCGCGGCGACCTCACGGTCGGGGACCGCGCGTTCTTCGTCGCCGGATTCAACTTCTACGAACTCAATGACGACGACACCGCGACCGTGCGCGGGGTGCTGGCCTCAGACGCCAACCCCGCCACGCTGTCGTGGAACGGCCCGAACGGCAATCAGCTGTTCATCACGTCCGGCGATGTCGGCTACTGCTACGACCTCGGCACCGATACGCTGACGACGGTGCTGGTCTCTGGCGCGACGATGGGCGCGTTCCTTGACGGCTTCTTTCTCTCGCTCGACGCGACCACCGCCACGCTCCAGATTTCGGACCTGCTCGACGGGCTCATCTGGGATCCGACCCAAGCCGTGCAACGCACGGCCGGAGCCGATCCGTGGATTGCGATGACCGTCGTGCATCGGGAAATCTGGCTGATGGGGTCGCAGACCTCCGAAGTCTGGTCCGATGTCGGGGCGTTCCCGTTCCCGTTTGCGCCGATTCCAGGCGCGTTTCTCGAGCAGGGCATCGTCGCCTCGTTTTCAGCCGTGCGCGATGTCTCGCCGCTGCTCTGGTTGAGTGCGAACGCGCAGGGGGCGCTGCTGGTGCTGATGGCAAATGGCTACGCGGGCCAGCGCATCAGCACGCACGCGATTGAACGGGCATTCCAGTCCTACGCGCGGGTCGACGATGCCGAATCCTTCGGCTATCAGGAGCAAGGCCATCAGTTCTACCTGCTGACGTTCCCGACCGCGAGTAAGACGTGGTGCTACGACGTCACGGAAGGCGCGTGGCATGAGCGGCCCTACTGGAACACGGCGACCTCGACCGAAGAGGCGCTCCGGGTCGGCACGCATATGTTCCACGGCGGGCGGCATCTCGTCGGAGACCGCGCCATCGGGCGGATCTACCGCATGAGCATCGACCTGTTCACCGATGTCGACGGCGCCGCGCTCCGGCGGGTGCGGCAACCGCCGCGCGTGGACACCGGGCAGACGCGGGCGACCTGCTCCGAGATTCAACTCATCATGGACGTGGGCATCGGACTCCTGTCTGGGCAGGGGGATGACCCGCAGGTCATGCTCAAGACCTCGCGCGACGGCGGGCGCACCTGGGGGCCGGAACGGTGGGAATCGGCTGGACCGATTGGCGCCTACGACACGCGCGTGTTCTGGTCGCAGAACGGGCAAGCGCGGAACCGCGTCGATCAGTTCGTGTTCAGCGATCCGGTGCCGTGGCGGATTACCGATGCCACGATTGAACTCTCGGTAGGCACATCGTGAGCACCGCCCCCCAGCAAGCCTACGTCCCGCGTCGGTCGCCCGTGCTGGATAGCAATCTCATCACGCGTGATTGGGATGTCTGGTTCCAGAACATCGCGACGAATCTCTCGGTGCTCAATACCGAAACCTCCGCCTGGTTCGATCCCAAGACGGAAGGCGCGGTGGAAATCGCGGGCGTGAACAATCTGCCCGCGATCCAGCGCACGGTGGATCATGTCGTCGACGCGGGCGGCGGCATTCTCTTGCTCTCCGGCAACTTTGACATCGACGGCGAGATTACCGTCAACATGGGGGCGGCGAATAACGGGCTGACGGTGCTCGGGCTCGGGCGCGGCCGGTCAGGGCTGCGACAACTCGGCACCGGCAACAGCACGTGGCGCTGCGGCGCGAATCGGTCGCAGGTCTGCGACAACCTCGTTATGTCGGATTTCACGCTCGACGGCAACGGGCTCGGCGGCACCTTGCTCCGGCTCAACAACTGCCTGAACGGCTCCTTCCAACGTCTCGCGATGACGGGGGCCGATTACGGCATCTACACCGAGGGGCAGAACGAGCGGCACGCCTTCCGCGATTTGTATCTGCAGGCGTTTACCCAGAACGGCATTCTCGCGGGCCAGAGCAATGGCGAAACCACCTTCGGCGGGACGCTCGACTATCCCGTATTGCAGAAGTGCCTCTTCCAGCATGTGCGGGTGGGCGGATGCGATGCGGCGGCCTTCGTCATCACCGCCGGGATTCTGGATGCGATCCAGCGGGCCTCTGGTATCAACCGGCTCGAGCGCATCGTGCTCGAAGGCAACAAGCAGAACGGCGTCGAGTTTCATTTCTCGTTTATGTCGGCCATCTCCGGGCTGTCGAACGAGGACTATCTCGATACCGATGCGGTCTACTACGCGCTGCTCATCGAAGACGGCTCGATGGTGTCCGCGAAGGATATGTATCTCGGGTGCGGCGCCCAGGTCAACGACTACGCCGCGAAGATTCGCCTCAACGGCGGCACGCTCTTCCTGAGTGATTCCACCGTCTCCGGGGCGCATGTGTCGGCGGTGGCAGATATTTCCGTGCTCGGCACATTGGAGGCGACGAACGTCATCGTGACCGACAAAGATGCGATCGTGTTCGACAGCGGCGCGTCGCGCGACAAATGCCTCCTAACGAGCGTGTTCGATGCGGCGGGGTTGCCGATCGTCGATTGGGATCCGTCCATCAAGGCGGTTGCGGCGAAGGATTCCGGCGTCTATATGCCGCAGACGACGGTTGGGACCATGACCATCCGCGTGGTCGATGCTGCCGGGCAGCTCGTCGCGATTCTGCAGACGGACGGCAGTAATTTCAACCGCCTCGTGTTCAATAGCACAACGGTCAATGATGTGGCCTTGCAGCCGGATGGGGCGGGCGGGCTCAAGGTCATCACCGGGAACGTCAGCGGGATGGCGAACCTCTTTGCGAAGTCGTTCAACTTGGAAACGCCCGCGAACTATACCGTGACCAATCCGGTCACGAATCGGTCGATTGATGTTAGCGCGGCCACACTCGCGGATGTGCGGCAAGTGCTTGGCACCGTCATCGCGGACCTCATCGCGGCGGGGCTCTACCAGTGAGGGCCGCATGACGCATCGCATCCTGCCTCGCGCCGACTATGCCCGCCTCGACGGGACATATCTCGCGCCCTTGCGCCGGGCCATTCCCGAACAGGCACGCGTGGTCATCGTCGAAGACGAGCAGGGGCAGATCATCGCGTCGTGGCTGGCCTTCGCGCAGGTGCATCTTGAAGGCGTCAACATCGCGGACGATTACCGGCATTCGGCACAAGTCGTGCGGCATCTCCTGCGCGGGATGCGCGAAGCCGTCGATGAACTTGGGGCCTCGCGCGTGACCTCGGCCTCGGATACCGAGATGGTCACGGACCTGCTCCTGCACATGGGGGCGGAACCCTTACCCGGCCAGCATTTTGTTATGGAGGCGTCATGCCTATCGGTGTAGGGGCAGCTCTACTCATCGGATCGGCGGTCAGCGCGGGCACACAGGTCGCCGGGGCCGCGATTCAGAAGTCGGCCGCGAACAAGGCGCGCGACCAGCAGCAGGCCGCGACGAACCGCGCGCAGCAGGTCAACCAGCAGGCGATGCAGCCCTACATGGATGCCGGGCAACGCGGGTTGCAGCAGTTGCAGAATCCGGCGTTCAGCCAGCCCTATACGCAGGTGTTCGGCGGGCCGGGCGGGTCGAACGGAGCGCAGGCGTTCGGCGGGCCGATGACGCAGATGCCGCCGGGAGGGCCGCAGGCTCCGCCTCCGGGGTCGCTCGGCGCGATGGGTGGCGGGCAGGGGATGCAGGGACCGATGATGCCGCCCGCACAGCAGATGGCGCAGGGCGGCGCGGCAGGCGCGATGGTGAACCTCCGCGCGCCTGATGGCTCCGTGCGACCGTTCCCGGCCGATCAGGTGCCCGCCATCATTCAGCGTGCCGCCGCGAAGGGCTTTCAGTTGCAGAGGGTCTGATGGGCTTCTGGGACGACAACCCGGACATCTACGAGCAGGGCGGCGTCGGCGGGCCAGCGTCGCAAGGCACGCCGGTCGGCCCGGACGGTTCGACGCCGACGGTCGCGACCGCAGGCCCCCAGCCGACGACGGCTGGCGCACCCCCTAGCGGCGGCTCGTCGCCGTTCCAGTTTAACCAGTCGAACGTCTCGGCCATCCTCCAGCAGTATCCGCATACGCCGGCCGGGCTGAAGCAAGCCTTCGCGCAGCACCCCGAACTCGCCGCGGTGTCGCAGATTGGCGGGTCGAAGGGCGACAAGATCATGGACCCCTCGACGGGGCGGCTGGTCGATGTCATCACGGCGGCCGGTGCGGGCGGCACGGGCTGGCAATGGGATACCGGGATGGGCGGCGGGGCTGGCGGCGCGCCGTCCGGGCCTGTGGCGGGCATGGGCGATCTCGGCTGGTCGGCGCTCGGCAATGCCGGCGCGGGCGGTCATGCGCCGTCCGTGGGGTCCATCAATGCGACACCCCTGACGGACGCGAAGGACTACAATCCGACCGCGACGACTGGGCCGGACAAGCTCACGCTCGGCACCATCACCAAACCGGGCGACATCACCGCCGACCAAATCAAAGGGCCGGATGCGCTGAACGCGCGCAACGTCGCGGACCCGACCGGCTTCAAGAACCTGACCGCCGACGAGCTCCAACAGGATCCGTCCTATCAGTTCCGGCTGCAGCAGGGCCTCGGCGCGCTCAAGAATCATGCGGCGGCGAAAGGGCTGCTCCAGAGCGGTGGGTTTGCGAAGGGGCTCTCGGACTACGCCGGGCAATCAGCCTCGCAGGAATACCAAGCCGCGAACGAACGCGCCCGGAACACCTACCAGCAGAACTTCCAGAATCAGGCCGGGGTCATCGGCCAGAACAACGCGGCGCAGGCGCAAGCCTACGGGCTGACGAACCAGTATCAGCAAGCCGCGGCGATGGCGAATCAGGGCGCGAACCTGCAGGCCGGGCAGTTCAATGCCGGGATGAACTTCAATACGCAGCAGGCGAACATCGCGAACCAGCTCGCGGCCTACAACGCCTATCAGCCGCTGAACCAGCAGAATCAGCAGTTCAATGCCTCGCAGGCGGCGCAGGCGGCGCAGAACAACTTCGCGAATCGGTTCAACGTCGAGCAGGCGAACAATGCGAATGCGCTCGGCGCGTTCAATGCGAGCACGAACGCCACGCTCGGCGCGGGGCAGTTGGGCCTCGGCTACACGCAGGCGGCGAACTCCTACAACCTCGGGCTCGGGAATCTGTCGCTCGGGAACAAGCAGGCGGACCAAAGCTATAACCTCGGGCTCGGGAATCTCGGCGTGTCGCAGGGGTATCTCGGGCTCGCGGGCGACAATCAGCAGTTCAACCAGGGGCTGCAGACGTTCAACACGAACTACGGCGTGTATCGGGACAACCGCGATACGGCGTGGAATCAGAATATGGGCCTCGCGCAGTTGGGCTACGGCGCGTCCACGAACTACGGCAACAACGCGGGCAACTACTACACGAATCAGGGCAACGCGAATGCGGGGGCGACGATTGCGGGCGGGAATGCGTATGCCGGGGCGCTCAGCGGGATCGGCAATGCGGTGCAGCAGGGGCTCTACTACAACGCCTACAACCAGCAGCCGCGGATGCAGCCCTATCAGACGCCTCAGTATTACTCGGGCTTGCCGCAGGGGCAAGTTCCCGGCACGAACGTGGGAATGCCGCAAATCCCGAATGCTCCAGCCCCAGCAGCGACACCGAACGATCAACAAGGATTCTGGCAGTAAGACATGCCGATTGACGCGAACATCTACGGGCAGCAGATTCAGCCGCGGTTCAATACGCCGTTTGAGAACCTGTCCGGCATTCTCCAACTGCGGAATCAGCAGGAAGCCGGACGCGCGCTACAGGAACAGCGACTCGCGAGCGCGGAAGAACGCCGCCAGAAGGCAGAGGAACTACAGCAGCATCAGGCCGATCTCGCCGCGATCGATGCCGCGGTAAAAGGCGGCAAGACGCCGGAAGAAGTGCTCGCGCTGACGCCGGGGCATCTGCAGGCGATGATGCGGAAGCAGTTCGCGGACGCCGATAAATACAACGCGGATGCGAAAGAGTCAAAAGCGAAGGCCGAAAAGGACGAACTCGCCTATGCTGCGAACCTCGCATCCAGCGTGAAGGCATGGAAGCCCTACGGGCCGGACGCGATGCTCAACGCCGCGCAGGTCGCGCTCCAGACCGCGAAGGCGCACGGGCACGATGTCTCGCAACTCGAAGGCGTGCTGGCGCAGGATCCGACGAAGCTCGAGCCGATGCTTGACGGCATCATCGCGCAGTTTCAGGGACCGCCAAAACCGGAAGGCGACTACACGATCGGCAATACGCGCTTTCAGGGCGGCACGAATAAGCCGCTGGTAACGGCGCCGAAGGAACCGACGAAACCCGACAGCGCGCAGGAGTTCGAATATCGCAATTCGCTATCGCCTGAACAGCGAGCGGCCTACGATAAACAGCGGGCCGATGATGCGAACCTGCGGCGGCCCGTCACGAATGTCAACATGGCTGGAACGAATCCAGCCGCTGACCGCGATACAAACGCGCAGCAGTTGGTGGATGGCAATCTCCTTCCCTCCACGCTGAGTAAGCGCGGCACCGATTTCAACGCAATGCTCGCGCTCGCGAATCGTAAGAGCATCGAACAGACCGGCCATCCGCTCAATCTAAACAAGTTGACGCTCGACTACGAAAGCGCACGGCGATTCGTCGGCACAATGGACGGCGCACAGATGGTGCGGTTCAATGGGCTGGCCGATAGTGTCGTCAACACCATTGATGAAGTGAAGTCACTCGCCAATGAACTCAAGCAGGGCGATGTGCAGAAATGGAATCAGGCGAAGCGGAGCACAATTCTTCAGGTCTATGGCAACACCCCGCAGAGTGACTTGGCTGCACGCTATATCGCGGCGGTTGGCACGCTACAGGAAGAGTTTGCGAACCTTGCCAATGGCGGATTCGCGCCCACGGAATCGGCGTGGCGGCTGTCGAACAATCAGATCAAATCTGACTACGGGTTCAAGGACATGACGGCGTCCTTGTCCGAAGTGCAGAGGCTCATCAACTACCGCGTGAAGGCCATCGCGGATCGCAAGCCTGTATCTGTGCAGGGTCCTGGCGGCAATTACACCAACCCGCAGACGCAGCAGCAGACCGGCACCGAATCCGGCGACCATCGCTATTGGCGTCTCAACGGCAAGCAGGGACCGGAGCCGAAGTAATGCCCGATCCCCGCAAGGACTTCGCGCTCAAGCTCATGGCTGATGACCCCAACATCAGCGATGCCGACCTGCAAGCCGCGCTGAAAGCCTACGACGCGCATCAGACCGCGAAGCCGCAGGAACCCGCGCGCAACCTCGGCGACACCTATACGGATCTCGGCGTCGGCATCGTCAAGGGAGCCGCGAAGACCGCGCTCGACCTCGGCGAACTCGCGGGCCATCTGCCGGTCGATCTGCAAGGCGGCACGCTGCGAGGGGCCGTCGATACGCTGTATGGCAAACCCGGACTGTCAGCCTCCGCCTTCCCTGCGGCCCGCGAGAATACCGCCTACAGCAACGATGTGCAGCGGCTCGGTGGCGCGGTTGAAGCGGCTGGCGAGATGGCGATCCCGGTCGGCAAAGGCATCACCGCTATCCCAAGTAAAGCGCGGTC